AGATCCTAACGCAGTTGTAATTCATCATTTAAGAGATACTGAAGAACAAAGAAAATATAATGATGAACATTATGAATTATGGGGTCATAATTTAGATGGTACTTTTGAATATGGCAAATATGTTATTTTTGTAACTAAAGAAGAACGGCATTATGATTATCATCACCACTCAAAAGAAACTAGAAAAATAATGAGTATAAGTACAAAAGCAGCTAGAGATGACGCTTGGATTGAAAATCAACGTCAAAAGCATTTAGGTAAAAAAGCTTCTGAAGAAACAAGAAAGAAGATGAGCGGGTCACATAAAAAGAGATTGGCAGATGAAGATCTTAAATCTAGATCGCACAAATTTAATAAATGGACAGATGAACGGAGGCAAAAATTTATAGCAGAGCACAGTGGAGAAAATAGTCCATTGTATGGCAGAAGAGGTGAATTGGCACCATGCTATGGAAGATGTGGTGAGTTAAATCCTATGTTTGGCAAACATCATACAGAAGAAGCGCGTGCTAATATGAGCAAAAATAGGACTGGTGAGAAAAATGGTATGTATGGTAAAAGAGGAGTTCTTTCACCTAATTATGGAAGAAAGAAAACAGATGATGAGATTAATAAATTAAAGAGTGCCATCGAAGCTGTAAAAGCAGCTTATAAAGTTTACAAGAATAATAATGGCACTCTTTCATGGAATGATTTTAGAAAAGAGTTTGCTAAATTGAAGTCTTCACCGCAAACTAATGATGGTTAATAGTTTGCAGTCTGTGCTTCAAATCTTCCACTACAAATAATATACTGAGCTGAATTATAGAATTTAACAACTGCTTCTGCAGATGCTTTTGCGGTTTCATATCCAGCAATTAATGCAATACATTCAGACTTAATACCTGTAAATTGTTTAATATAAATCGATTTAACATTAAATGATTCTTTACAATTATCATTCATTAGTTCATTTAATGCTTTTACAATCATTGCATTAGAATACTGAAGTTTTTGAAGCGCATCACATATAATATTATATTTATATGTTGCTTCAGAAAACATTTCGTAAAATTTATCAGGCGAGCTTCTAAGCTCTTTAAATGATGGTAATGGATCTGCAGTAGGGATAATTTCCATACTTTTAATAAGTGATTGAATATAGCTATAAATGTTTTCAAGTGCTGTTGTTGGTCTTGTTAAACTCATACTAATACTCATGCCCTGTTTAAGTCAATCAAAAGATGATGTAATGCGACTTGTTTATTTGCTTTAGATGTTACGAATTTATATACAGCTTGTTTGATTCGTTTTCCATATCTTTTATATGATTGTATAATAAGTCTTGAATAATTTATTGAAGCACCTTTTATATTTTGTGTTTGTACTTTATTTAAAAACGTAAGTACTGATGATGTTATTAGTAATACATTTTTATTATTTACTAAATTAAAAAATTCAAAATTTAATACGTCACATGTTCCTAATATAGCTACGAATAAATTAAATACTGACTGATCAGGTACATCATCAAATGATAATTCTGTATTATTAATTAAGCATACCTTGATTTTTTCAATTAAAGCTTCATAACTAATATTATAAATAGTACTGAAAGACTCTTTTGACTTTTTTAATTTACTATAATATATAGGAAGCAAATTCTTAATTAAACCATCATTAGTTGTTAGATCATAATCAAATTCTTTTTCATTTACAATAATCCACTCGTTTGTAATACTATTTAACTCATCGACTGTGTTTGATGTTAGCTTACCAATATAGATAATACCGTTTGATGATCCATAATCGTAATCTTCAAATGAGGTAATCATACTAAAATATGGATGTATGAATTTTAAAAAATTAATATACTGCATTGGAAAATTGATTTTCTTTTGCAGTAATAATTTTTCATTCATTACTAAACTCCAATAATGATAATAATTTCTTCTTATCAGAAGATCTATATTTTTTTACAAGCGAATCATCATATGACAATACTGGATTATATTTATTGTATATAAGTTGTTTATCATCTAATGACAAATCATCAAATGATACATATTCTGAGTCATTTAAAAGCATTTCTCTTGCTTTATTAGTATTTATAAATCCAACTTTATCACCATTGTTAAATACATAATATTTTCTAAATTCTTTAACACGTGAAATAATTGTATTCAGTATATTGTCACGACTAGCTAATAAGATTATATTTAATTTTGAGTCTTCAATAAATTTTAATAGTAATGATTGATCTTTACATGAAAGAAATGATATATCACTAATTATTACAGGAAGCCTATAGTTTTTATAATTACTAAATCGATTGATTAAATCTATTAAATCATCTTTTGATTGAATATAATTTATCTCATAACTGTAATTATGCTTCTTTAAGTATTTTCTAAATGCTTCTGCAGCTGTTCCAATGAAAAGTTTTGGAAAAATTTTGGCTTCATGCATATTGTCTAAATTCTTTTTTAACAGTAAGACCTAAAAAATTCATATAATCAATAATCATTTTAGCAATTTGCTCTTTGCTTTCAAAAAGAATTACTGCTTTTAAAATTTCTTGAATATGAAGATCAGCAATCCCTTCGTGCTCATTAAATTTAATTCGATTTATATATTTAAGTGCAATCCTAAAACACTTTGGTATATCATCATCTGAGGTAAGTATATATGTCAATGCTTTTGTAAGATCTTTTTCTGCAGACTCATTTGGTTTTCTTGACGCACGTGTTAAATATTTAAAAGCATTACCTCTAGCAAATGAAAGATTAAACCTATAAATATAATCTATTGCAGATTTACCATTTTTTAAAGAATAATAGTCGTTGTTCATTAATGAAGAGCTCATATATTTATATGTCTCCAAATATAAAATTAATAAATCGCTAGTATAAATTATATATACAAATAAAGTGCACTACCATAAACTAATAGTGCACTTTATATTTTAATTAAGCAAACAATTATCATTTTGCAAATTTATCTCTAACAAGCGATTCAAGTTTTTCAACACGCCGTTCTAATGTAGTTAAATCGCCAACCTGTGAATTACCATAATAATGGCTGCCAAACGGTGGTAACTCATTTCGCTCGGCTCTAATACGTACACCTGAAATTGTATGTGCGGGTTCATCTAACCAAGCTGATTCGAATCTAATACCGCCAACGCCTTCACGTCGTTTAGCACGAGCTTTATTTAAAGTCTTTTCTTTCATTGAAAAGTACTGCGAAGTAACACCCGCAACTGTTAAATTATTAAATGTACAATCAATGCTACCAACTTCACCTGATCTACTATTTGTAATAATATATACTGGACTACCTTGACCAATAGGTGGTGCCACTAATACAGAATCTTGTTCGAACTCTTTACCTAAGCCAATCATATCTGATTTAAATGTATTGAAGTCAGTAATAACATCATGTGCGTTTATATCATACATTGGAACTAAAAATGATTCTTCCATAATTGGAAGTCTTCTGATATCAGGATCTTGTGTAGATTCAGCATCATCCCAATTTTGATTATTAGGTCCAATATTTTCAGTATAGCCACCCACTACTTTTATAAAACCATAACCTAATGATTTTAGGTTACTTGCAAGCTGTCTGTTGCGACTACGATTTTGTGCAAGTGAATATTCACTGCGAAATGCAGTTAACATTGCAAACCCACGTTTTAAATGGAAATTAATAATCTTATCTTCTGATGTCTCATTAATCTGTACAAGACCATTTTTAATATTTAGTGCCATTATATAACCCCATATATGAATATATTATTGCTAATATATTATTTATTACATTAATATTAATGTATTGATATTAATCATATTAATTAATCAGCTATTCTTCTTTACCAAACTCAATACAGAATTGATCAACATCATCTTTATTTGCAAAAACATTATAGGTATATGTTGCATACTGTTATAAACATACCATCATTTTCATGATGTAATATTATTATGAAGTAATACTAATAATCCATTGATACGATCAAGGACTAACTTTTCAGCAATTATTTGTTAATCAATTGTATAACTTTCTAATCCCATAAGTCAAGATAATGATCAGCTAAAATTTGAAATGCTTCTTTACGAAGAGTTAGTGCAATATTACGTTTTTCATCTTTATCTTCGGAAGATAACTTATCATATTCATTAGAATAAATATAATCTGTTGCCACAAATGCATCTCTAACTTTCCTAAGCATATCTTTCCATGTATCAAACTCAATATCCGCAGGGTGTGATATACCCTTGTCAATCCACAGCGTAAGTGCTGGAATGGCTCTGTTTATTAATTCAGTTCCAAAGTTCCATGCTAAATCTCTATCAGCATCACAGTTTAGATCTTTATCGACTTCTTTACAATTTACCCAAGCGACTATATCACTGCAATCTTTTTTTATAGCTGCAGATGTTTCATCAGTGCTTGGATAATACCAAAATTCGTCATCATAGTTGTAATTGAGTCTTACAATATTTCCTGATTTAAGTTTAACCAAACACTCTACAACATCACCACACACCCCCAACGCCTTCATTAATAGGAACCAATTTCACATTACAATCCTCCAAGCTAAAATAACAAACTTTCTTCGTCATCCCATTGCGTGTATAATTTATAATTTGGCTTTAAGATATTTATATTGAACTACATATAATGCGGTATTATGTTTCAATACTTGGTAAACTCGTACCTTATGCCATTTCATAAATAAATCCCTTATTCAGCCGCTGTATCTTCAGCATATACAGTATTTTCTTCTCTTAGCATTTCCTGCAATTTTGCTTCAGCAAAAGCTAACAAGTCTTCGGGTGTATCAATAATGTCAACATAATTTTGTGAGTCACACATGTCTCTAAATGTAGATATAATAAGTTTATTTAGTTCATATTTGTCTAAAGAATCGCAGTCATCTTTGATTGATTCAAACCCTTTAATACATGGTGCATTACTTTCAACTTCCCAAATAAACTTGTCCTCTTTAAATTTAAATCGTGTATAATGGCCACCATGAACCCAGCAATCAATGGTCATATCAGCCATAGATGGAAATTTTTTAATCATTTGTCTAATTCGTCTACTGCAAACTACATTTGTGCATTCTGTATCATCAAGATCACGAAGAGTAATTTTCTTTTCAGTTTGTTTACTTGTATTCACTTTCATAACTAAATCCTTATATAATTAATCGTTAATAAAATTCAACTAAAACAAATACAATTATTTTTGCTAAAAGTCACACGTCGATTGTTCGGTGTAATAATCATACATAGCTGTGGAAAAAGTTGTTTACTTTTTATATAATCCAAACACGGTTGTAGTTCGGCATTCGAAAAAACAAGTTCTGGTTGTACGTTGTAAGCATAAAAGTATAGTTTAAACATGTGTGCTATCCTTTATAAGAGAAGATTAAAAAACGCTAAGAATGAGTTCAGCAATCGCCCCATGACAAATATAAATCAAAAACATGCCGATTAAAATCGCTACAACCCTTGCTGTTTCAAACTTGCTGTCAGTTTCAAATTTCATAACACACCCTTATGGCTTCGAATGAGAATCCATTTCTCATTCATTTATTACTTTATTTATACCACAGATTCAGTAGTCTGTCAACTAATTTTTTCAGTCAACAGAATTTTTTGTCAAAGCTCAAATGATCCGTTCAATCATTTGATGGGTTTATAATACTACAAATTTAACATCATGTCAACTAAAAATTCAAAAAATTTTAATATCAGATTTCTGATAAATTCTGATATAGTCTGATACAATTTTCTTAAATTTTTCTATTGACAAGTCATAAAATCTATGATAAAATAAAAAATTTATCCGTTATACCTAGGTATAACGGATTTAATTTATAAACTTATATTAAAAAATCATACTACGAATAAAAGACTCTTTAAGAGTTTCAACTGTTTCAGCTGAACTTTCAGGACGCCAACAATTAATTACTGCATGTGTTATTCTTAAATTTCTAGCAGAAATATTCTGCCCTTGAATTGTAGCAACTTTACCGTAATATGTTGGATTTAATTTAACTGATCCATCAGCATCAATAACAGTTGCATCTTCTTTTATAAAGTCTGATACATTAGAACAAGTTGCAATTGGATGTGTTACAACAGTTCCATCATCTTTTTCCATTTTTACAGAAAATACAAATCCAACAACCATATTTTCATTTCTGGTATCATCTTTTCCAATAACGTAATCAGTGACAAAAGCATCAATGTCGCTTGCTTCATTATATGATGTTGTTCTTTTAACTTTTACACAGTCAATTGTTCTTGAAGAAGTGGCATGATATACAGCAGCTTTATACTTGAGGATGATTCCTTCTTTATTATCTGCGATCAGCTTTTCAAAATATTCACGCTTAATATATTTATTGTCTTTTGTATTTTTTACTACAGGGTTTATTTCACAATTAAATTGTGATGCTTTTAAAAGTGATGTTAATTTTTCTGCATGTTTATGTCGTTCAGTCCATGGTGAACTAATAAGTGATTCACCATCATATAAACAATCAAACACAATAAACTTAAGTGGGTATTTTTGTTGAATCTTTTTAGAATCTTCAGCATTGAGATTTAATAATGCTGCTGTTGATTGTAATTGTGTTAAACATTGAATATTAGTTTTAACCGTTGGATTTGTGCTAATAGCTTCACAATCAAGTACAAAATTATCTGGATAACTGAAATCCCTTGCTGTTACATAAATAGTGTCAATGTAATCTTGCGGTAAATAGTCTACAACTGAATTATTTCTACTAAAGAAATGAAATTTATTTTCTTTATTATCATATAAAATCAGCATCCGGCAGTTATGAACTATAAACCCATTAGCAGCATAATTATGATTATCAGCCACTTCAATATCGTATGCACATAATTTTTTATGTGATGTACTAGTTGTTTTAGACACACTAGTTTTAACTTTAACAGGATTATATTCAACATTATTCATATTCCACCAATCAAATGTATCACATAAATGCCTAAAATTATTTGGTAATTTATATGACATTGAAGATGGAATATATTTAGCAATATCATTAAAAAACTTTTGTGATCCTTCAGAGTTTAAATGAATTAAAAATCCATTATCACGTTTACAAAAACGTTTTGATGCCTGATAACCAAATTCATTTAGTTTATTAACGAGTAAATCGACTACATTTTCACCATAGCGAAAAGCACTAAAATACACTCTTGAATATTTATTTGTAGTATTTATTTCATCAGATCCTTTTTTCCTACTACCATCATCTAAATACCAAATAGCCAAAGTTAGTGGTGTAATACTATTTAAAAATTCATAAGAAATATTATTTTTACGATTACCAATTATATTATATGCGTAGTGTAAATATGGATTTGAAAATCCAGTTCTGTAGCATAGCTTACCATAACCAGAAATATAATTGACAACTTTAGTAGTAAATTTATTAAATAGATTTGCCTTTTTATCAAAATAATCTTTTTGTTTTTCACTATGAAAGAACATTACTTTATATGATTCTTTATATCGTGGATCTTTAACAAATGTAGAATCACCTAAAAGCATACCATGTAATACTTGTTTTTGAATATCATTTAGCCAATATGATATTCCATATGCTTCACTACAATTAGCAGACTCAATCCAATCAAAGCCATTCCAAACTTTATGATTTTTTGTAATAAAACGTTGTTGAATATGATCAGTACCTAAAACTCTTTGCTGACCTCTATTTCTACTTAAATGACACCATTCATTCATTTGCTTATATCCGTTATTAAACCAATTAATAACAGGCTTAGATTCTATTTTTCCTTTTGTTGTATTTAAACTCAATACATTAACATTTAACTTTTCTTCAACAATTTTACCGATTGGCAATGTTGTTCCATCAGCTAATAAAATAGGTGTATTATATGTAAAACAGCCATCGATCTTCTCTTCTGCAATCCAGTCTTGAGATTCCCATACAAGCTGCTGCTGTTCTGGTTTAAGATCTTTTATTCGTCTACATAATTGTGGACATTCAATTGAAAGCATAAATGCAAGAGCCCATGGAATATTATTTAATGACCCATACTTTTGGATAATAAAATAATTACGCAAAGCTTTTACATAATCATCCTTCATTAATTTTTTACCAGCTGGTTTTACTTCAATTCCTAATGAATTACACTGATTCTGAAGGTAATCCATCCTCCGATTGCATTCTATCATTTTTAGCCTCTTTTTCTTTTATAGAATTAAACTTCTGAAATTCATTCCAAGAAAGCGTACCGTCATTCTCTTTATATTCTTTATACAATTCAGAGCGCCTGCGCATAACTACTTGCTGAGCGGCTTTAATAGATTCTATTATACGTTATCTGTACTCTTCGTCACTCCATCGCTCTTTAGAACTCATTCCAATCGCTTGTTTAGCTGAATCAGAATGAGTTCTCCCTTTACTAGCTTCACCTATCTTCTTTTTAGCTTCTTCTGATAAAGTACTGCCTTTATGTGCTTCGCTAAGTTTTCTTCTAGTTTCTTCTGGTAAATGCTTACCCTTCCAGTATCTGCCATTATTTTCGCTAATCTTCTTTTTAGTTTCCTCAGAGAGGTTTTTACCGTAATTATGGTTCTTCTCACCACGTTCAGCATCGCCTATCTTTTGTTTAGCCTCTTCAGTATGATGCTTACCATAAAACGGGTGTTTTTCTCCACAAATTCCGTATCTTGTGGCCAACTCGCCAGTCTTACCATACATAGGATGGTTTTCGCCTCTAGGTAAACTATCAAGCCAGCGAATATAATTATCATTATCTGATAACCACTCTTTTGCACGTTTTGACTGAACTACTCCTTGCTCATCTGTAACAGGGTTATCACGAAATCTTTTCTTTTGCGATGCACTCATCTTTGCTTTAGATTCTTCAGAATGAGTGTGAATATTAAGATGCTCCTCTTTTGTAACAAAAATAATGTATTTGCCATACTCAAAAGTGCCATCTTGATTAAATCCCCAAAATTCGTAATGTTCATCATTATATTTTCTTTGCTCTTCAGTGTCTCGAAGATGATGTATCTGTGTTGCCTTAGGATTACTATTATATTTTAACGA